TATTCCTTACCAAGTTACTGATGCGCAGAAGGAAGAACTTATCCAAACAGAAGCGCAGATATGGGCCTCAATTCAGGCGAAGACCCCTCCTGAATGTTCTAGTGTGGAAGCTGCGAGAAAACTCTATGCAGTGTCCACCGACAAAGGAGTAATTGCTAATGCTCAGTTAGAACAAGCCTGCCAGCAACTGAAAGCGATTAAGGCCAACATCAAACAGTACGAAGAGGCCGAGGAAAAGCTACAAGGCTTTATCCAAGGGCAGATGAAAGAAGCAGGCTCACTCATCACGTTTGATGGGAAGGTGCTTGCAACATGGAACAGTGCTAAAGGCTCCAAACGCTTTGATCCAAAGCTACTGCAAGCAGAGATGCCTGAAGTGTATGAGCGTTACGTTATTGAACAACCTGGCTCACGGAGGTTTTTAGTCAAATGAGCAATCTAGTCGATCCAACAAAACTTGATCAGTCAATCATTGATTCCATCGTACTTAGAGGAGACTTGAGTGGTCTTAAAGAAGAACAGCTTACCGGCTACTATAACTACCGCTGCCAACAGGTCGGACTCGATCCTAGTGCAAAGCCGTTCGATCTTCTTGTGCTCAGTGGGAAGAAAGTACTGTACGCGAACGCAGGGGCCACGCAACAACTCTGCAATCTGCACGGACTGTCCACTCAAATCACTAACCGTGAACGAGTTGAGGACGTCTATCTGGTATCTGTACGATGCCTTGGAAAGGATGGAAGAGCATCTGAGAACCAGGGAGCGGTCGATATCAAAGGACTCTCCGGTGAACGTCTTGCCAACGCGCTCATGAAGGCTACAACGAAAGCTATTCGTCGAACCGTACTTGCTCATGTCGGACTGGGGATGCTTGATGAAACTGAACTCGACACTATCCCGACTAATCAATATCAGAAGGTCGATATGCCGGTTGCTACGCCTCTACAGCCGCTTGCTGAGGTCATTGAGGGTAAGTACAAGGTATTAGTCCCTGAAGGCGATAAGAGCAAGGTTTACAGCTCTCATCAGGATGAAATGCAGTGGCAGGATAACTTCTTTGGTTTGATCGGCAAGATCGCTGACAGCAAGAAGATGACAACTGAGGAGAAGAACGCCAAATTGGCGTCACTCTTTCGGGTCAACCACGAAACCATCGATAACTTTGGCGGGATTGCAGCCATTGCATTCAAGAAGCGCTGTCACGATCATGCGGTCGAGGGTTATATCCCAAAAAAGGTAGTGACTCTGGATGCGGAGGAAGACGTAGTGTTCGAATGACTCAAACAGAAGCAGTGCTTGAGCGTTTGCATCAAGGAACGCTCACGCAACTGCAAGCGTATTCAGAGATTGGGTCAACAAGACTTGCAGCCAGAGTCGAAGAACTAAGGAAACAAGGTCACACCATCGTGACTCATACGATTAACCGGAATGGCAAATCCTTTGCCGAATATCAACTAGTGAGGAAATAAATGGCTTACGAACAGCAACAAGGCAGTGGCGTACTTTTCACCGTTAAAGAGAAGAAGTCTGACAAGGCACCAGATTGGTCAGGTAGTTTTACTTGCGATCAGGCTTACAAGCCAGGCGATGTGATCAAGTTAAGTGCATGGACAAAACGCAGTGCTTACGGCGATCTGATCTCAATCAGAGTGAATAACTTCGTACCAGGTCAGCCTGCAAGGCAAGGGCGTGAAGTCAGCCATCAAGACGATGACAGTGTGCCGTTTTAATGTTATGTCCTAAATGCGCTGAACGTGGTGAACACAATGATTCAATCATCCTTGAGACTCGCAGGTATGGCGGCAAGAAGCCTGCGAACTCTTGGGTGACACGCAGGCGACGCTGTGTCGCTTGCTTTCATCGATTCACCACCACAGAAGTCATTAAAGGCGCTAATGACAAAGTATGGGACGCTGCACTGCGAGAGGATATGGCATGACATTGACTGACATTCAACTCAAGATTCTGAAATACGTCGCAAAACGTAAGACACCCGTTACATCTAAGGATGTTCAATTGCAAACCAAGATCAACCGATCTACCGCAATTCACTCCCTACATTTGCTGGCAAAGAAGGGCTACATCAAAAGCAAGCCTTGCATGATCAACTGTCGTAAAGAGTATTTTTATGAGTTCTTGACGATGGAGCCAGTTCCAGAACATCCGGTGAATAGGCCATACAGGTTTGCAAAGACAAGGATTACACTTGATCCAAGCGTATTCCACAATCCATTTAATCTGAGGGCACCATGACTCAACATGAGGACTTGCAAGCAAGAGCAACAACGCTTCAGGAACTCAATAAAGAGTTGCGCACCATGATTGCAAAGATGGATAGGCAACTGTCTATCCGAAACTCATTCATTCGTGCGCTACTCGATCCAGATGTCTTTGGCTACGGTGTTGACGGTTCCGTCAGAGAAGAAGCCTTTAAGGTCTTGCAAGGGGAGCGTGATGAGCAAACTAGGTAAAGACCGAGGTGCCAGTTATGAACGCGAGGTCTGTAACGCCCTCTCAGAGCGCTTAGGAACCAAGGTGACGCGTGTACTAGGGCAAGCAAGAGATGGTGGCTCAGACATCGATCTAGGCCCGTTTATGATCGAATGCAAGCGTCGTAGGAAGATAGCGCTCTATGAATGGATGGAGCAGGCCAAAGTCTCATCCAAGGGTGAGAAGGTGCCTGTCGTGATTTGCAGGGCTGATGGCAAGGAAAGTCTAGTGATCTTCAGGCTTGACGATGCGATCACTCTCATGCAGAATGAACTCTAGTGTCTCCTGCTGAGTCTGCCAGTCGGTTGTAGCGCTTTGAGGCAAGCGTTAGCAGATAGCCTCGGTGTTGTCTCCTCAAGTCGCTCTTCCCAACGAGCGTTTACCGCCTAGTCAGGCGGTTTTTTTTCGCAGTCTTCGCAGATTCTCGAAAATTCTTGGCGGTGGGGGAGCCTTTACTACCTGGCTTTCTCATTCTCTCGCCAGAACCCGCTGCAATGCGAGCACGTTTGGCATGAATGTTTGCGTACAAACCTGGTTTCATCTAACACCTCCAACGTCTACGAGCGGCCTTGCCTCGAGGGCCAGACCATGATCTTGATCGTGCACAGAAACTCTTCTTCCTGGCTCTTTCCTTAGGACTTGTAGGATTAGGTGCAGGCGCTTGCAGATTAGAGCCTGTAGCCCTGTTGTAAGCCTTCCTACCAGCTTCTGTCATGCCACCACCTTCAGCCACTGACTGAAAGTGCCTGCCCTTACCTTTGGTCGTCTTTGCAATCGGGTTTGCCATGCTTACCTCATCATCAATGCTTCAGCTTCTCGACGCTTGGTCAAACCTGGAAGCACTCTGCCATTAGCCTTTGTCCACTTTCGACATTCGACCGCAGCACCTTCCCAGTCGCCAGCATCAACACGCTTTTTGAAGGTCGAGATTCTGTAGTTGCCTAGCCCACAGTTATACGCCCAACTGATGACTGCAGCAATACGTCTAGGGCTTGCAGAAACGATGCTAGGGGAGAGTTTCACCACTCCGGATACGAAGTACCTGACATGCTCCTGAAGGGCATCCTCAGCTTGTTCTTTTGACCAGATAGTGTGTTTGCCAATATTACGGCCAGTGCTACCAAAACCAATAGTCCAAGGCTCAGCACCAGTGCCGGGATCAGGATAAGCACAGCAGTCGCCGTTAGGCAAACGTCGAGCATAACCTTCAAAGGGTTTGATGAGTACGTTGATGGCAAGCTCAATCGCTTCATTCACTTGTACTTCTCTATGCTGCGACCGACAAACCAGAATGAAATACACATCATGAAAAGTGCAAAGTCATCCTCATCCCATACTTTGACAATTACTTCATGCCACGGCGCATTGCTTTGAAACGCAAGAACAAGCGTAGCCGCCTTGACTGTCGCATACATTGCAAAGATAGCCCAAGTAATGCCTGGACGAACCAACGCCGAGATGCCAGCCACAAACCAACCCGCTGACTGAGCCGTCTGACTCTGCTCCTCAAACGCAGACTTAATGGTGTCGAGTTGTTGAATCGAATAGTCAACATACTTCTCCTCCATCTTAAAAGTGCCACGCAGCTTCTCAAGATCGGTCTGCAAAGTGAACATGGCTAACTCATGCGCACGTTCATTCTTCTTATCAAGTAGTTTTAAAACCTCCGGTGCTAGCCTAAACAAACCACCAAAGATGCTGCCAAGCAAACCACCTGAAAGCAGGTCAAACATTACTTGTTAAGTATGGTGTCAATACGCTTGTGAGCAAGACTGGTCGCTTCGTGCAACATGTCAACCCTAGCTCGCAAGTGAGCCAGGTCTGATCTGATTGCAACATACGCACCAAACGCTCCAGCAGCAGCGCCAATGAGAGCCTGAATAACAACTGACATTGACACTTCCATTTAGGACATCCCTTCGCCTGGCGTGATGTACAGGTTGTGCGTACCCGTATCAACGATGGCAGCAAAGTAAACCGGATTAGTTCCATTGGCCTGGCCGTTGGTAATCACAATTCTACTGTTGGGGGGAACAACAAATCCATACTCGCCGGTGCCAGACGTTGGTATCACCGCTGTAGTGCCACTGGTTGAACCTGTCTTTACAAAGATTTCATGGTTGCCATCGTTGTAAAGTGAAAACTGGTTAGCAGGCGTATCAGCGTAGACAGCAACATTCGCAGATGTTGTCGTTACGCTTAAAAGGTAGGTCTTGCCAGTAGCAAGAAACGCAATATTATTTGCCACCTTTGTTCCCCCATTGCTGCGCCGCAGTCATGGTGCCATAGCATGGCGCACCATTGGTGAACTTAGGCTGGAAGTTAGGGTTGACCTGCTTGGTCGTGCCTTGGCTAGGCTTTAGCACCACCTGTTTGCTCACCACTTTCGTCATCGTCATCATGCTTTGTTTCCTTCATTAAGGATGGTAAAAACACTGTGATGGCAAAGATAAGCAATGCAGCGATCCGTTCATAACTCGGCCCCCACATTGTCCAGCAAGCTAAGGCAAAAGTCATCGACAACGCCAAGATTGTCAACACCCTCGCCACCACTAACTTCAAACTAATACGCACGACCTTCAGAAGAAGATTTGAATCCATGTTCAGCCCCATGGGTTAATTAAGGATATCTAGTCTACCTTAACTATCTTCATCATCGTCATCGTTCATAAAGCCACTACCCCATTCAGCATCACTCGCTTTCAGGCGTATGGCTTCTAACTTCAATGCTCTGTCAATAATCTTCGACTTATCGGTAAGGCTTGCTTCCGGGTCTGCCATGACTTCAGCCAAGAGTTTGCTTATCGCAGCCTCTAAGTCAGGGTTTATGCCCGACTGCTTACGCTTCACCGCATCATGCGACGCTTGGGCTGACGCTCAGGCATCTTGTTCATCGGCTGGCGACCAAGCGCACGTTGTGCTGCAAGCGAGCCTGCAACCTCGTTGCGCCCTGCTTCAGCGGCTTGCGCTTCCTGCCGCTTCATCTCTTTATTGCCTTCCTTCATCATCGTCATATCGTAGTTCATCGCATACCTCTCTTTGGTTTACGCGCTGTGGAATAGGCTATGGCCGCAGCCTGCTTGACTGCTGCTCGTTTGCTAGCAGGACGGCTTGTGCCAATCTTGCCACTTTCTTTAAAACTACGCACCATCTCTCCGATGTTGCTAGAGATGGTCTTCTGGCTACTACCTTTCTTAAGGGGCATTTGTCTCTCCTTTTGTTAATTCTGCGGCACTAACACCAGCGGCGACGCGGGGGCTTCTAGGCATAGCGCCTTCTCTCATATATGGCGCACCCGCACGTTGAACTAATCTTGCTCCTGGTGTTCTAGTAAGCGCAGATGCAATTTCAGGGGCGGCCATACCTAACCCTGTACCAATAGCCATACCAACCGGGCCTTGAGCCGCGTAACCTAACCCGCCACCAATTGCTGCCCTGCTAAACCTAGTTAATGCTTTAGCCGCTTTTGTTGCAGCATCTTCTCCCGCTTCAGCACCTCTTGGCATTTGCGGCTCAAAGATTCCTCGCAACTTAAACTGCCTTCCAAGCTCTCCAAGGCCAGCAACAGGATTGGTGCTTTGACCTCTAGAAAACAAAGCGTCTTTTTGCAAAAGATACTTTCCTAATCTTTCAGGCGATAAGTTTCCATTAGGATCAATACCGCCCCTTCGGTACAGATCATTAAGGGTTGCTGCGGCTCGATATTGAGTTCTAGCTTGTTGTAACGCTGCTTGTTGCCCAGCAGGCAGTTGAGCCATGACAAGATCATCAAGAATGTCAATGACATTGCTTGCAGCAAAACGGTCTTGCGGGTCTGATGAGGTTCTTATAACTCGCCCAAGTTCAGTCCTAAACCTTTGTAATTCAGTTGCTGGTATGCCAGCACCTTGATTGGCGCGTTGTTCCAAATTAGAAAGAATGTTTCTGGCAGCAACTGATGCTGTTGGAGAACCAACATTTAATTCTGTCGTAAGAAGGTTGCTAATTCTATTGATTGCAGGGAAAGGGTCGTAAAGAGGAACGCTTTGAATAATGTTCCCAATGTTCGTGCCAACCGCGTTCATTCTTTGACCAATGAATTCGTCAGTAATCGTCGGTCTACTTAATCCGGTTGCCTCTGACGCAATTTGATTAAACCTTTGTTGGTTTTGTTTAGCAATGTCGGCTGTCCCTCCAGTCATTGCCGCTTGTTTAACATCCTGCCGTAGTTGACCTGGTTCTAATGAAATGCGCTGCTCAGAAGCTCTACGAGCAAGTTCTTCAGCCTTTTCTGAAGGCGTTCCTAACAATGATTCATACGCTTTTCTTGCTCCACCTTTAACCAAAGATGGCACCGCCCCAGCACCAAGCTCTGCTGCCAACGCAACGCCTTCACCAGCGCCTGACCTTCTTGCAGCTTCTCCAGCAACGCCAGCCGCCGCTCCTGAAGCAACCGCTTCTACTGGCGACCTACCAAGAATATCTAATAAATATCCAGCGCCGCGAAATGGTAACGTGTAAGGCGTTGGCGGCAAACTACGCAACTGTTGAGCGGCAGGTCGCGCCGCTCTAGCTCCAGCGTAAATAGCACCGGAAAGACCTCCCGACTTTGCAGCGGCCTCACTATACGGGACGTCTTGCCGCTGTTCGCCGCTAGCCCTACCTGTAGGAATTCTTCTTACAACTTCTTCAGTGTTGTAAACAATATCTTTAGGAATATCTTCGTTAGAAGAACCATAAATTAAATCTTTAGGTAGTTCTTCGGCCATTATCAAACTCCTGACTTTTTCTGAGTCACGCCATTTTCATCTTTCCAAAACCAAGCCTTGGCACTTGGACTCCATCCGGCGTTGCTTGGCACACCAGGAGGTCTTTGCGGTATAGCAGAAGGCGATGGAACCGGCGGGTTATTTAATGGCGGAGATGGTTGCTGCCCCTGAGCCTCTCCACGATAAGCCGCATTCAAACGAGATATGAATGGATAACTCTGCTCCATAGACATTTGTTCCTGCTTAAGCGTCTTTGTCCCTTCAACAAGCGCATTGCGTATACCTTCGTAAACGCGCAAATCGCCACGAACAATTGGTGCAAGAATCTGGTCTTCTTTTCTTGTAAGCGCTTTGCCAGCAGTCTCGAATTCTTTTGATCTAAAGTAAGCTAATGTAAGAATCAAGTTAATTGCTTCTGGATCGTCTTTGAAACGAAACTCAGCAGCCCTTGGGTCAGCAGCTAATAACGTTGTTAACTCTGCCCATTTTGATACACCAAGATTGCTTTTTTCTTTAGCAAGCCTATCAATTACTGGTAAAGCGCTTTCAATCTTTGGGATCAAAGTGCTACGCAGCCTGTTAGCCTCTAATACATTTGCTGGAGGAGGTTTTAAATCGGCTCCTTTTTGTGCAATTTCTTGTGCTCTAAGTCCAAGCTCACGTTCTTTAAATTTAGCTTCCTGCGCCATTTTTTCACGCTGGAACTTACGATCTTCATTGGCTTTGTTGATTGCAATCAATGACTCGTTAGCTTTATCGCTAGCCTTTGTGGCCGCATCAAACATCTTATTGGAAGCGTCATACCGACCTTTGGCTATGTCTACATACATAGAGCCGCCTTGGATTTCAGCCTCTAACAAAGCCTTGAACTTATTTGCTTCCGCTGTTTGCCCAGCAGTTTGCGCTCTAAGTGCAGAGTCATACAGTGACTTAACTTCTTCAATCTTCTGCTTCTGTGTCTCTAATGCTTTTTCAAAGATGATCTTCTCACGATCAAAGACATCCTTCCGACCTTGTTTGTAACCATCAAGCATTCCAGTCATTGCTTTCAAACCAGCAATGCCGCTACGCTTTGCCCCACCGCCTGCTAACGCACCAACAAGCATCATCGATATAGCAATCGTTTGCAATTGTTCAGGCGTTTGTTGAGTCGGTGCAAACTCAATAGGCTCTGGCCTCATGGCCGTGTACTTCTCTTCTAATGCAGCAGTGTCTTTTGCCTGTTTTTCAAGCATCTTTCCATAATCTTCAGCGCCCTTTACCCTTTTTGTTTGCAAGTCTTGCATTGCCGTTTCTACGGAGCCAAGACTTTCTTTCATCACTTGAGGACGCAACTCTTCTGCACGAGCGCCACGCTCACGTTGACTTGTGAGCTGTTGCTCAATCGAGCCTACAGGCTTAGTTGGCGGTTCATTTAACTTTGACGTTAAATCATCGATTGGATTGCGCAGACTAGTGATGCTTGTCGTCATGATTAACCACCTAATGGGCTAGACAATGCGGTTCTTCTTTGTTGCGTTGCAGCAGTCTGTACAGGCTTGGCAACTTCATTTGAAGGCTGACCAGCAAGCAAATTACCAGACGCTCTAAGAGCTTCGCCAAGCGCCGTGCCGACCTGAGTATCTGCTTGATAGCCTGCAAGAATGGCTTGTTGCAAATACTTGTCTGAGATGCCAATGTTCTTGAGTCCTTGGTTAATTAAATCTTGAGCGCCACGCTGTTGCATCTCTGTCGTTCTTGCTGCTAATTGCTGTTGCGCAGTACCTGAACGCTGACCGGTGTTAGCCAGTGCCTGACGCTGTTGCGCCTGGAATGCAGCAATCTGTTGGCGTTGGACTGGCGTTAATTCACCACGCATACCAGCACCTAATTGCTCTTGCCCAACCTGGCGAGGTGCTTGACCTAACTGCCTAAGTTCGTTTTCCATAGCACGAGCGTCTTTAAAGCCTCGCCTTGCTTGTATGCCTGCCATAAGTGCATTGGCTAATGCTGCACCACCAGGAGTCTTCAGCCCTTCAAATACCTGCTTGGCACCTGACTTAGCCATGTCTGCAAGTTCACGCACAGACGGCGTTTGTGATGGCAATCCACGGTCATACGCTTCTGTTGCCGCACCAGTCATGCCGTCGCCGTAATCCATTGAAGGCCTAAATGATGGCTGAAATGATGGTTGAATACTTGGATATAGATCTTGCGTATAGTCAGGAACTTGGACTGGCGCTGGCGCTTGAACAGCCTCTGGATATCTTGCCGCAACATCCATATACTGCGAGCCAGCAAAGTCAAGTCCAGACTCTGGCGTAGGTTGCTCAGGAGCCATGTCTTCATAGCTACCAAGAAATTCACCATTCTCAAACTCAGGCAATCCCGTTGCAGGATTCATGGTGCCAGCACCACCTCTAGACTTGAGCAGTGCAGCCTCTTGCGGTGTGATGTGCGCCAAGATAGTATCTTGCCCACGGCCCTGCCTGCGCAGCATCTCTGCCAACGCTTTGAGATCGAGGCCACCACCAAGAAGTGCGGCAAGTTGTTTAGCCATGATTAGATTCCTAACAAGCGACGAAGTTTCAACGATCTAACATTCCAGACGGGTTCCTGTTCCTGCTCTGTCGTGCCCTCTATACCACCAGTACCGCCTTCTGACAAGCCCGGTCTTAGCGGCAAGATCTGTGCAGATTCTTCTACCCTGCTGCCAGGTGATACAGATGGCCTTCTATAGCCACGATCAACCACAGGTCGAACAGTCAGCCTGTCACCTACGTTAATTGTTGGTGACTCAGGAAGCACTAATGGAGGCTCAGGGAATACAGGTTCTGGTATCGGAACACCTTCGCTTACAGGCGGTGTAGGCTCCAGTTCCCTAATGATTTGTTCCAACAGAAGATCTTCTTCAGTTGTTGTTGTTCCGGTTGGCTCACCTGCAATAACATCGTTGCTACCACCTCCAGCAATCAAATCATTACCACCACCTCCAACAACAGTATCTTCAGTAATATCTTCAGGAGGTTGCGGGAGTTCTGGAAGCTCAACATTGATACCAGGTGTGAGCGTTGACGTTCCTGTTGAGTCAGTTGAAGTCGCCCCGCCAACAGTTGCTGTGCCTGGCAATACTTGTGTACCACCTGTATCAACCTGACCGCCGGTCGTAGCACCAGTAGTCGCGCCAGTCGTCACTCCCGTTCCAGCAGTTACTGCACCGGATGTGTCAACGCCAGTAGTTGTTCCTGTACCTGTACCTGTGTCTGTACCTGTGTCTGTACCTGTGCTGGAAGCAGTGCCAGTGTTATTGTCAACAACAACTGATGAACCAGTTGTTAAGGTTCCACCTGTGTTGCTATCAACATCAGCAACAATTGATGCGTTTCCATTGTTCGTAAGTACAAGCACAGTCCCATCACCATTGTTCTGCAAGACTATGCCTGTAGAAGTGCCTACACCAGTATCTACACCAGTACCTTCACCAACGCTTTCTGTTGTAACCGTTCCGGTACCAAGTGTTGAACCTGTATCAACCTGACCACCAGTTACAACGCCGCTTGCAGTAGACCCAGTACCAGCTTGTGGCAACGCAATCTGCGAGGCCGCATATTGTTCAGCAGTAGGTATTGTGGCTTGACCAGAATTAACTAAGTACGCATCTCGTGAGTTGACACGACCATCCTTGTTAACGTCATAACGCAAGTCTGTTGTTTCTTGGCCAACAGCCATGCGCATAATTCTGTCAATCTCAGCTTGCAACTCTGTTTTTTGTGCTGGCTGCGTAATGCTTGGAGTCGTAGTAACAATGTCTGGCGCAGTCGGCTGTTGTGCAACTGGCTCACTAACAACAGGTTCTGTAACAGAAGGCTGACTGACAACAGGCTCTGTTACAACTGGAGCAATGGTAGGCGGTGTAACAGAAGGCGTTGTTGGAGAAACAACCGGTGTTTGATTAACAGGTTGGCCGACAACAGTAAGCCCAGTGTCAGCAACTTGTTGTTCAGTAGGCTGTTGCTCATTAAGAAGTTGATCTCTAATTGCTTCTTCTTGAATTCTTTTTTGATTAGTCACTTCCGCATAAATTCTTGCCATTTCGCTTTTTGCATCAGCAGGAAGATTTGGCTCATCAAAAATAAGTTCTATTTCATCTTGCAGTTTGGCTAACTGGTCATAACCAAGTAAAGCAACATCTCCAATACCTCCTGATGCACCTCCTATAAGCGCTTCGTAGACTGCATCAGGGTCTTGCTCACCCAAGCCTAATACACCACCTATTTGCAATAGCGTTTCCTGTGCAGCAGGTGATAGATCTGTTGCTTTTGGCTGGACACTTCCACTCAAGCCAGAACCTTCTGGTACTGCTTGCTGAGATGACTTGCCTTCTTCTATTTTTATAATGTCCTCTAAGGCAGACGCTGTTTTTGACGGATCATAAGTTTCCCCAACTGACAAACCAGGTTGTGCATTTAACACTTGTCCAGAAGGAGATATCTCATAAGCCGTATAAGCACCATCAGCTGTTGGAACTTTTAAATAATAATTTCCAGAATCAATTATTGATACCAACTCTGGTCGCAATTTCATCAAGTCTTGCAAAACATCAAGAGGGACTTGTGCGCCTGTTTGTAACAACCCACCCTCACCAAACTGACCGCCGGTAACACCTTGCGCAAGAATCCGTGGGTCAATACCAGGTTCTGCAACACTAGTCGGTTCTGTTACATCTTCACCAATAAATCCAGCGCCAGACTTAGCGCTTTCTGCCATCTTCTCTTCTTTGGTCAATTGACCACTTGCACCTGCAATGCCGCCTCTAATAATTGATGCACCAACATCACCATCTGTTGCAGCAGCTTGCACACCACTGGTAATTGCTGAAGCAATAGCACTATCAACAACCTTATCGCCAGTAAATGACGTGTTGCCAAGCAATTCATTGCCACCTGTAGCAATCAATGAATTAGCCAATGCGTTACCTACGTCACCGCCGGTGAGCGCTGCAGTTGCAACAGACTTAACAGCATTGTCTATATAAACATTGCCTGACAAGTTAGGCACTAATTGCGACACGCCAAGCGATGCCGCAGAATTCAAGATAGCTTTTTCAACCGGAACACCGGATGCAACTTGCAATCCAGCGTTTACAACCGCATTGCCCACGGCAGTTGCAGTTGCAACAGAAACGCCAGAGGGAAGTAACGCAGCACCTACAGCTTGGCCTATGCCAGGAATAGCCATTAAAGCTATTGAAAGTGGCGCTATAAATTCAGCGGCATTGTTAGATTTTTTGCCAGCCGTTCGTATAACAGGATTTCCATTGGCATCAAAACTCAATCCTGCATACGTTAAGTCTTTAAAGTCCCAGTCTGCAAATGAATAGTTAGTAGGTCCACC